CCACTGGCACGCCGACCCTGGCGCAGATTTCCGCCTTCATGGGCGAGATCTACGCCAACCCGCAAGCCACCCAGACCAGCCTCGACGACATGTTCTTCGACGCAGAAGGCTGGCTGTCGGCTGAGGTTGCTCGCGAGTTCGCGGAGCAGGAAGGCCTGGCATTCCTTACCGGCGACGGCGTGAACAAGCCAAAGGGTCTGCTGGCTTACGCCATGAGCACCTCGGACGACGCCGCACGCGCCTTCGGCACCCTGCAGAAGGTCCACTCCGGTGTCGCTGGCGACTTCACTGCGGACGACCTGATCAAGATGGTCTACACCCTGCGGCGCGGCTTCCGTAACGGCGCAAGCTGGATGATGCCAGGCACCACCGTGTTCAAGATCCGCCTGATGAAGGACTCCGAGGGCAACTACCTTTGGCGTCCTGGCCTGGAAGCGGGCCAACCGTCGCAGATTCTGGGCTACGGCATCACCGAGAACGAGGACATGCCGGAAGTGGCCGCAGACGCGAACGCCATCGCCTTCGGTGATTTCCGCCGCGCCTACACCATCGTGGACCGCATCGGCACCCGCGTGCTGCGCGACCCCTACACCAACAAGCCGAACGTCGGCTTCTACACCACCAAGCGCGTCGGCGGCATGTTGACCGACTCGCAGGCGGTCAAGGTGCTGACGCTCAGCGTAGGCAATGCCCAAGATACTCGTTCACCTAGCCTTTCCGTTCGCGCCAGACGGCAACCGTGTCGTGCGCATCGAAACCGGGGAGCAAGAAGTTTCCGACCGCTGCGCCATCGTCGCAGTGGATCACCTGAAAGTAGCCACATTGGCGGGGGAGGCACCGAAAAATGATCGACCTCGCGTTAGTAAAAAGCCATCTGCGCGTTGATGGCACTGATGAAGATGCCCTGATTCAGGCCTATACGGACGCCGCATTCAGCGCATTCGAGACCTGGACCAACCGAAAACTGGTCACGGTCCTGCCCGAAACGGTGGAAAACCACCTTGTCATTACCAAATCCATCGAGCAAGGCGCGCTCCTGCTGATCGGTCACTGGTACGCCAACCGTGAATCGGTCGCTGTAGGTGTCTCCGTCTCGGAGATGCCCCTGGCCACCAAATCCCTGTGGTTGCCGCATCGGTGGGCCTGCGTATGAGAGCCGGCAAGCTAAGGCACCGCTGCAGCCTGCAATCCGAGCAGCGCACGCCAGACGGCATGGGCGGTTACGTCGATGGCTGGGCAGAGATTCGCCCGGCCTGGTGCGAAATCACCACGCCAACGGGTCGTGTCTCGAATGTGGCGCAGCAGCTCACCGCTGTTGTGTCTGCGGAGATCCGCGTGCGTCCTTCTGCTGACTTCGTAGCGGGGCGGCGCCTGGTCGATGGCTCCATCACCTACCGGATCGAGGCTGTCCTGCCCAGCAACGAGCGCGACATGATGCAGCTGTTGTGTTCGTCCGTGGCGAATCCGTAGGAGGGCGCATGGCTAGACGTAGCTCTATTCGCGGCGACTTCAAGCTGCGCGGCCTGCTGCGCCGCATCGGCAACCAGATGGATACCGAACTGCGCCCCGCGATGCAGAAAGCGGCGGACCTGGTTCTGGAGACACAGCAGCAGCTCATCCCTCGCGATACCGGCGCAGGCTGGTGGGCGTTGAGTTCCTTCGTCAGCAAGTCCGGCCTCGACGCGCAGATTGGCGTGCGCGGAAAGAAGATGATGCGCCGCTTCTTCTACTTGCGATTTGTCGAGTACGGCACCAAAGGCGGGCCTGGCAAGCTCAAGAAGAACAGCCAGAACAAATCGGACGGTGAGAACTTCTTCGGCTACGCGCCGGACATTCCCGCCAGGGCAGCACACCCGTTCATCCGTCCGTCCTACGACATGAACAAGGACGCCATCCGCCAAATCCTGGCGGAAGCGATCAACGACACCCTCGAAAAAGCGGCACGGAGTGCAGATGGCTGACCCCGCAATCCCCATCCAGGCGGCGCTGTATCAACGCCTGAGCGCCGAAGTCAGCGTGCCGATCTACGACAGCGTGCCGATGGATAGCCCTTATCCCTACGTCACGATTGACAGCGAGCAGGCCACCAACACCAGCGTGATCAGTGGCCGCAAGCGCGCCAACCGCATCGTCTACCTGTCCGTGTGGAGCGGCTACCGAGGGCAGGCCGAGGTAAAGCGCATCAACGCCGAGATCGAGGCCGCACTCGATGAGCGCCCCTTGACGTTATCCGATGGCCGGGCCTTTGGCGTTCGCATCGAGCGCATGAGCACCAACCGAGACGCAGACGGCGAGACCTATCAGGGTTCCGTCACGCTCCGAATCATTTCCCAGCATTAACCCAAACCCCTGCCGCCCTGCGGCTACATCCAATGTCCTTTGGAGGACTACCCATGCCCGTAAATACCGCAGCCGGCGCAACGTTTGCCATCGGCACCAAAGCCCCGGCAACTGACGCCACCACCTACGCCGCCGATACCTACATCATCGTCGGTGAAGTCGAGTCGATCGGCGAATTCGGCGACGAAGTTTCCGCCGCCACGTTCACTGCCCTGGCCAACCGTCGCGTGCGCAAGTTCAAAGGCACCTATGACGCTGGCGACATCCAGCTGACCGTGGGCTTCGACTCCGGCGATGCTGGCCAGACCGCACTGAATACCGCCCTGAAGGATGAAGGCTCGACTGATTACAACTTCAAGATTGAGTTCGAAGACGGCGACGTTTTCTACTTCAGCGGCAAGGTCATGTCCCGCCGCATCTCCGCTGGCTCGGCTGACGAGATCGTCAAGGCCAACATCTCCATCGCCATCGGCACCGAAGTGCTGGAAATCCCGGCCCCGTAAGCCGATCAGCGCGGCTCAACCGGGCCGCGCATCCCCTGAATTCTGGAGTGACCCATGACAAGCAAGACCCTGTACGGCAAAACCACCGTGACCGTTGGCGAATTCGAGTTCGAGTTGGAGCCTACCCTGGCCGCAGTCCGCAAAATCGAGCAGCGTTTCGGCGGCCTGCGTCCTGCGCTGGATGGCCTCGGCTCGCTGAGCGTCGATGCGGTCAGCCATGTGATCGTGGCGGGGGCTAATA